TATTTCTTTTCTACAGGTCTCCATACTGAAGTTTTTTCATCAACTAATTGTATAAAATCTTTATCGTCTGACATAATGATTACTTCACTTCCTTTTGGTCTAAATACATTAGTAGCCAAATAAGCAATTGTATCATCTGCTTCGATATTATCAATAGAAATAAGTGTAATAGGAAGACATTCTAAATATTCAGATAATTTACTCATCTGAAGTCTCATAGAAGCAATTTCTTCTTCCGGCGTAAGCTCTCCGGCATCACCTCTTCTATTGAATCTTGTAGACATTGATCGTCCTTCTTTATAACCAGAGTGCATCTTTTTTCTTCGTGCAGATCCACCCTTACCATCAAAGGTAATGATTACTCGAGTAGGTTTGAATTGTCTAATTACAGCAGCTATGGATCTTAAAAACCCCATATAGCCACCAATGTGTTCCCCGTCATCATTGACTAAAGGAACTGCGCTAAAAACCCGAATAAACGAGTTCAGACCATCGACAATTAAGACTTTATCGTCTTTGCCTAGGCCTGAACTTCGCTTTTCGTGGTCTTCGCGAACTTGTTTTAATAATTCTGCGTAACCTTTCATTTATTTTTTATGATTCTTCGCCTTCAAATTCAGTTTCGATTTCAATATCATCGATACCGAAGTCATCTCCAGCTTTATAATTAAGAATATACTTTTCACAAATTGTTTTATAAACTTGCTCTTTCATTTCCGGATCGTCAATTAACTTAGACTTAAAGTCTTTTGATTGAAATTTAACTACTTCCCCAGTTTCTGTATTAGTATATGTATACCATGCGCCTGCCTGAGAAACTAAATTATAATTCTTCATCATTGTTAACCAACTACCATAGTCGTCAATTCCTGAATCAAAATAAATGTCATAATCTACAGATCGTAAAGGCGGGCCCATACGATTTTTAACTACCTGAGCTCGTGTTGTAATTCCTACAACAGCCTCTGGCTTATCTGCAGACTTAGCTAATTTAATTTGACCAACTGATTTTAATCGTAAACGAACTGAAGAGTGGAAAGCGATTGCTTTACCTCCTGAAGTTGTCCATTGGTCTCCAAACGTAACCCCTAATCGAGTACGTAACTGATTTGTAAATATAAGACAAATACGCTCTCTACCAACAAAGTTGGTAATTTTACGCATTGCTTTTGATAAGATAATTGCTTTTGAAGTTGCCCAACCGTCTTTATCATAATCAGCAGCCATTTCTTGTTTAGTAGAAGCGCCAGCAACGGAGTCTACTACTATAGTAACTATTCTTGACTTTGAAGACTTTCTTACAGACTCCACAACGCTATCCATAGCGTCAAAGATATCTTCTATAGTCTCTAAAGGGACATATAACATATCCTTAAGATTAACTCCTATAGCTTCTAAAAATTCACGGGAGATTGCATTTTCAGTGTCAATATACACTGCCAATCCACCTTTTCTCTGAGTGTCAGCTAATGCATGAGCTGCTAAGAGTGATTTACCTGATGCTTCTAAACCGGTAATCTCGATTATTCTTCCTACTGGAAGCCCTCCATTAGGACGATTGCTAATCGCTAAATCGAGCATTGTCGAGCCGGTTGAAATCCATTCAGATACTTCAGAGGGAGCGTCTGTATCACCTTCTAAGAAATAAGCTACTTTATAATTTGAGCTTTTAAATTTCTTATTAAGATTGTCTGCTAATACCGAAGCTAAATCATCTTGCACTTCTCCGTCATTAACTATTGCTTTACTTTTTGCCATAGTTTTACTGTCGTAACCATTCGGTCACTTTTTTTAGTTATTAAACAATGAATCGAATGCTGATGCTACGTCGTCAACATTGGCAACGGGAGCAGATTCTTCTAAACCAGCTTTATTTGAGTTAGAAGGTTTAGCAGATTTTGTATCTGATTTTGGAGCTTCCTCTGCTGCATTTTCTGGGTCTAACCAATTATGCAACATTGTTGTCATTTCTTCATACGAGTATTCTTTAAACAAATCTGAAATTTTAGGTTGGTTACCTAACTTCTCTAATACTGCTTTGTTGTCAGTTACTGGAGTTTGATTTGGTTTAACACGAATTGAAGTTTCTGGAAATGATTTACCAGTTTGATCAGCTGCTTTGAATTCAACTGAAATGTCACGACCTGACATTGGATCTGTAATATCTCCATAATCAGGGTCAGCAATAAATCCTAATAACTCTTGATAAACTGATTTACCAAAGCCCCAAAATTTAACGCCTTCTGATTCTTTACCACGGATAATTACTGGAACATAACAACGCATAGTTGGTTCTAATTTTTTACCAGCTTTCCAATCATCAGAATTACCTGTTGATTTTAATTTTTCACCGAATTCTAAGATTGGGTCAGGACGACCAAATGACATTGGAGAAAGCACAGACTTACCACCGAAGTTATAGTGGAAATAAAGTTCGATAAACGGATTTTCTCTGTTGTGTTGAAAGGGTACTATACGTACTACTTGGGTACCAGGTTCTGGTTTCCAAAGATTGTTTTGTTTTGTTGTTACGTTTTGTAACGAATTGAGTTTTTGCTTGATAGCATCTAAATTAATAGCCATTTGTTTTTGTTTTTATTTGTTAATGAATAATTGATAATTAGTAATTGGCAATGTTTCTTCGGGTGTCTAGAATACCGTGTCTACATTCTCAACTGCTAACATAACTAAATATAAGATAACCTTTTAATGGTACCAAATATTTCTTTTATTTTATTGTTTTCTTGTTTATTTTTGAATCGGTAACTGTAGCTACTAACATGTCCGGAGAAAATGTCATCGGCGATTTTAAAATAATTTCTTCTTCTCCTTCATATGCAATGTCAGATTCGATTCCCATCTCGTCTTCATAATCAAGTAAATCATTAATCATACTGTCTATGTCTAATAATACTTTTGAAGATTCAATATTGGTTCGAAAAATTAATCCAGCTGCAACACCATCCATTTCCATTGTATTTTCTATATAAGCTTTAATTCCGTCAATGCTTTTTGCACACGATATGCCGAATGAAGTGCTTGTAGATTTCATTGGCTTTGGAGAGCTTAAATAACTTTGTAACGATTTATTGTCTTTTAACGATACTAGTCGATAAACAGTACCTGAATAAGTTAAATATTTTTTTGGTATTTTGTTACTTTTTAACAAAGCATCAAGTTTTTTATAAGCGTTATATTGATTGATGTGCTGTGCTAATGCAGATTCAACTTGTTTACTGAAAGGTCTCGGTATATCTGGTTCAGCGTTCGTTGTACTTACATAACCTATGATATTTGCAAGTTCTGTATTAGAAAGAAATGATACTGGATGTATCATTAACTGTCTTTTTATAGCTCCTATTTTATCAAATGGATATTCAATAACAAAATTAGGGGATTCGAACTCGAGAGTTAATGAATATTTTTCTTTAGCTTTGTCAAATGCGTTTTTATCAAATATACCCGCTAACCAATAAGTTCCAGTAGATCCTTTTTTTTGTTTAGCATTTTTAATAAAAGATTTTACGATAGGTTCTAATTTAGCATTTCTTGCTTTAGCCGTATCGTAAAAAGGTCCAATACTAATCTTTGCACTGTTTGCATCAGCTTCATTAATCACTTTTCTAACCTCTTCTCTAATAAGAGATCTGAATTGAGATACTTTCATTGTTATTGTTTTATTTTAAATCTTCTTGAGGTACGACATAAACCTTTGAGCCATCTTTAATAATGTAATGAGGCTGACGTCTATTAACATCTTCATATTGATCTAAATAGTCACTTAATGACTTAGCTGATGATAAGCTCCATTTAATTGAAGCTTTTAAGGCTTTATCTTTCATTAAAGCTTGCTCTAAATCAATACCATTATTAAATGCATATAATACTTTACCAATTGAATTACCTTCCCAATCTTTTACAGAGTTTCCAGTTTTATATGGAGTATTTAATTTACTTACCGGTTCGTCTAAAGTTTTGTCATACATATCATCAATAAGAGCTTTTGATTTAGCATTTGAAAGCATTTTTTTGTTTTTAATCATTAAATACGGTAACGCATCTGATTTAAATCCTTTCTTTCCATACTCAAAATCTACACCTAATTTAT